CCTTATCATAACCGTATTTTAGTTTGATTTTCTTAACCCCTTGTAAAATCGTTGAATGACCTTTGCCGAAATATTGTCCAATTTGCTCAAAATTAGCCACTTCCAATTCATAGGCAAAATAAGCTGTTAATTGCCGGGCTTCGGCAATTTCCCGTTTGCGTGTTTTTCCAAAAGAGTACCCGGGGCTAACCCCCAGGTACTTCTCTACTTCTAATCTTACTTGGTCAATTATCCTCATCTTCAAATACCTCCGTAATGTTACTGATTTGAACCGCTACCTTTTCATAAGGCACAAGCAAATAACTCAACTTTTTATCTACCCGTTCAAGTGCCTGTTCCAGGTTGTTAGCCATAACCAAAATTAGTTCAGATATTTTCTTTTCCTTACCGGTTTCGTCATCAATGCTTATCATTTGGATTTTTACTTTTACCCAGAATTCACCGTTTTCAAAAAAGTGAGCTTCGGCAATGTTCGATTTTTTAATGTTTGCCACCTCGAACGTGCCAAAATGTTCCTGCATCTTTTTGTAGATTTTGCTTTCGGCATCCGTGTAGTTGATACCTGATAATAAGCAATTGGCTGTTGCTTTGCGCTCGTAACCGCCTTGGTCAATATGTAGATATTTGACCTTGCATTCGTAATATTGTTTCATTGTGTTTTGATTTTTAAATTGTTTTTAAAATGGCAAATCGTCTTTGCCGTTTAATACGTCATCTACCACCTCGGCATCCTGAACAGGGGTGTTATCTTCTTGTTTTTCAGCTTTTTTAATCGTGCCATCAGTCCAAAAAACCTTGCCGTTTCCTACATAAAAACGGGGCTTCTTTTCTTCTCTTTCTTCTTTAGATTGAGAAACAAAAGCGGCAACGTTCTGCCCATATTGGTTCGTTTCATCGCTTACGCTAACTGTTATCTCAATACCTTTCTCACCTTTTTTTTCTAAGGTGTCATAAACTTTTTTCAAAGTTTCTTTTTTAAAATAAATACTTTGTAATGCGCTCATAATCTAACATTTTGCAAGTCTTTTAAATTGACTTCGTTTGTAACTGCTTTTATTTTTATTCGCTCCAAATCTTGACATCCGAGAAAATAATTAAAACTTCGGATGTTTGAGGGGTTATAATTTACGTATTTTTTCTTAGGCTGCCAAGCGGAAACGTCCTTAACTTGCCCGGATTTGTTCCTGATTAGTTGCTGTTTGGGTCTTATTTCTATCATAGCTGGTTAATGTATTGTCTCGATAATTCGACTTTTTTAGTCAGTTCTTCAAAAACTTTAATTCGTTTTCCAGGATCTACACTTGAATAGTCGTATTGTGAACCAAATTTATCAAACTCTTCAGGGGTGTTTAAAAGAACATAAACAACCTTTGCCTTTTTTATTCCGGTTAAGTGCATGTAAATTTGAACCTGATAGAAATAATCTTTTGTCGGCAATTCTTGTTCAAATAACGGAAATGTAAAGCAATCCCAGCTACATTTTATATCATAAATACATTGAGGTGTAATAATGTCAGGTGTGCCGGTGAAATGCTCATCCTCAAGAAACAATTCATTTTTAACGGTGATTTTACCCCATTCGATAGCTTTTTCAATCCCCTGGTCTTCAAGTTCTGTTCCTTTTGTTAGATACTTACTTTTGATTTCTTTTCGGACACCATAAATTTGTTCTTTCGCCCAATCCTCAAGATATGTTTTTGTTGTTTGGCTTAAAATTTCGCCTTTTTTTCGTGCATTGGTCATTAATGCACCGCCTTTACTTGCCCTACATTTAAAATTATTTTTCATCGCTTACGTCCTCCATTAATTGTTTTTCACCCAGTTCAGTTAAATTGTATTTTGCCCTGATTTGCTCAATTGTGGCAGTTTTTGCCTTAATTGCATCAACCGCCTTATCCCAAAATTTATGTCCCCGCTCGAACGGCATAATCTGTTCAACCGTTTCATATTTCATTTGTGATTTTCTGTTTAGGTCGCTCCCAAATAACCTTCCGAAATGTGAAGCGGCGTTTTTAACAGCTTCAGTTTTCGCAATTGGGAAAGCCATTGAAACAGCTCCGTTATTAATGTTTGCAAGGTCGGCAGGGCTTTGTCCTTTTTTTGTTTGCAATTGAGCACCGCCAATCCCGTCATGGAAAAGCCATTCGCCGTTTACGGGGTGTTTGTAGTGTAATCGAACGGTAACATAGACACCATTAAACGCTATTCCTTGCCCGGTTACTTCTACTTTGTAAGCCGGAAAAACTGATTTTAACAGAAAATCAATCCGCTCAATTGGTAGGTATTTGTACCCGGTAATAAACGGGTGTACTTTTACCCAGTCCTTGGCTGGCGGCTCATTCATTAGTGCCTGAAATGCTTTTTCTTCTTTTGAAAAAGGTTGAACCTCGTTGTAAAGGTCTTGAATTTTCGGTAAATTATTCATGATTTTTCAGTTATTTTAATTGTTTAACTTATAATTTTCCATTTTTTCTTCGAGCCATTCATCCCAAAACTCACCGCTCAGATAATCCCGGAAGCGGTCGCTTTTGAATTTTAACAAAACCTCTTCAACATCTTGGTTTATGCCAACTCCGTCAACAATAAATATTTCATGGCTATTAATTGACATCTCATTGATATAAGTGTAACCGTCTTCGACATAAACTGAAAAGTCAAAATCAATATTAATATCGAGGTGGATGTTTTCGTCAATTTCAAATTCAGCGGCTTGAATTAAGGCATTACAACGGTCGTCAACGTCCGTACCTTTGCCGTTAGCCTCGTTTGCAGCTTTCAGGATTTCTTCAATGATAAAATCCAGCAGTTCGTCGCCGGCTGTGATCCTATCAACTCTTATTGATATCCCTTTGTTTAGTTTCATAGTAAATTAGTTTAAACAGTATTCGATTAACATTATATTATTGTCTCTCATCTTGTGAAAACCAGCCGAATAAACGGCTGATTCTTTTAACATTTGTTGGATTTGGTCGTGCATGGTGTTTATTTCTGAGTTATTTCAATGAAACTAGCTAAATCACATCCACCACCGTTTAAATTTTGGAAAAGATTGATAACACGTCCTGCATCTTCAATTTTCATGTTTTCAACAGCTTCTATCCAAGCTGCGTTTTCAGCGTGCCTTTTTTGATGCGCTTCTTTCAAATTTTCCAAACCCCTACTTTCAAGAAGTTCATTTCTTGTTCTTTTTGGTTCTAAAAACTCATTAATTAGGCTGTTTGCGTAAGCGATTTGTTTTTCTGTTCCGTTTAATGTTTTCATCGTGTTTTGATTTTTTAATTGTTAGTATTTCCTTTAATTCTATACTACAAATATACATGAACTCCCGGACGCGTGCAAATTTTAAATGTTAAAAAGTGTTAAAATGTGTATTTTATTTAGATTTTTCTTTTAAGTAAATATCAATCAGTGCTTTAGTTTTTTTTAAATCCTCAACAAAATTTCCTTTGTGCCTACACCTTACTACCCGTTTGATTATATCAAATTCATAAGCGTTTAGCTCCCAGTCACCGGCAAATTTATACAGTGAATCTTTGCCTTTGTAATGTGATTGTGTGTTAATTGTTTCTTTCATAATCAAAATATTTCTTTTTGCAGTGGGTTATTTTTCTTAAAAAGCCGCCCGAACAAATCAACCTGCCGAACTGGATAGTTATAAACTAACTGGCTTACTTTTACCCCATTTTTTGAACTTTCTACGTGTTTGTTCAAATGTTCAATAACTTCAAACAAATCAAAAACGGATTCAATTATAAACACCAGGCATTTCTTTTCTATCATCTCAGGGATGGTCGCCTTTTGGTTGGGTGTTAGCCGTCCACGTGGCAGCTTCGCCTCTAAACCTACATAGAACACCCCGGCATAAAGTAGCGTTAAATCAGGCAGCCCTTTTTTATCGGTAAAATGTACATATCTACTTTCAATTTTCATGACCCCGCTATTCTGACGCCAATGAAAAAACCCTGTTTTTTTTAAGAACGTCCGCAAGTCATCGATTAAATCCTGTTCTTTCGGATAAACTTTATCGGCATACAAATCCAACAGTGAACTAATTTTTTGCAAGTAATCGAACCGCTCCCGGGTCATGTCACCCCCGTTAAATTCGCCGTCCGTGTCCCGCTCGATATTCAGAAACTTATCAACTTTTTTCGATACAACCGGCTTTTTCTCTAATATTAGCGGCTCGGTCGGGTAGCCGTTATCGCTTATTACGTTCGCACAATCTATAATAAGGCAGTTATTTTTATTATTTGCTATTCTCAAACCCCTGCCAATCATTTGTTTATACAACCTTAACGACTTAACCGGGCGTGCGAAAAACAAGCATTCAATGTCGGGCTGGTCAAACCCAAATGTAGCCATGTCAACGTTTACCAAGATTTTATATTCGTTTTTGTCGAATTTATCATATTGCTGTTTAATTTCTTCTTCTCCCATCCGACTATGAACTATCCCGGTCGGTTCAATCTTAGACAATTCAGATTTTAGTTTTTCGGCATGGTCAATATCGCAAGCGAATGCAAGTGTTTTCCGTCCTTCATAATGCTTTTTATATTCGTCAATAGCATTTGTCAGAACCTTTGCATCCCTTAATTTTTCGGATGCTTGCCTCTGGTTATAATCACCGTCCACCACATCAACATCGGACAAATCAGGCTGGAATTGTGCGGTGTAAACTTCGACATCGACTAAAAAGCCTAAATTTATTAAGTCCTGAATATCGACATGTTTTATAACATCTTTATAGCCGTCAATTAAATAGCCTTTAGAATCAATAGGGGTGGCAGTCAAGCATATTATTTTAGCGTTCTTATTTACTTGTTTAATGTAGTTTATGTAATCAGAATTGTCGGCGTAGTGACCTTCGTCAATAAAAATAAAATCATATTGTTTATCATGTTTGCGGCTATAAATGGAATGTATTGTTGCTATTGTTAAGTTGCTGCCATTATCTACCGTTTCATCAAACATTAAAATATTTCCGAAACCAAACGATTTTTGTGTTTGAAAAGTCAGCTTTCGGCGCGGCACGGTGAACAGGCATGAATAACCTTTTGCTAACAAACCGTTTATCATATGTTTTGCCATAACCGTTTTGCCGCTACCTGTTGGAGCGTAAAATATTACCCTGTTATTGCCTTTTACGAATATTGATTCGGACGTGAGTTTTACAAGTTGCTGCTGGTATGGTCTAAGCATTTGTTTTTTATTAAAAAGGACATTCATTGTGTTTTTTTATATAATTCTGAATTTCCTTGTAATTCTTAAATATTGTTTCTTTCTCCCTATTTAATTTTTCGTTTATTGCATTTCTTATAAATTCAGATGTATTTATATTGTATTTTTTATGCAATATTATTAGCGTGCTCTTTTGATTTGTATTTGTTTTAAAAGTATGAGTTTTAGATAGTTCCATGATTTTTTTGTAATTTTGGTGTCGATATAATAATGTTGTACGCAAGCGGGGTTCGTGCTTCGTTGATAGTTCATCAGTAATTTGATGAAAAATAAAAAATGCCCCGCCCGCTTCTGTTTTTTCAAAACGTTTAAGGTTACTTACTCTTTAATTTATACATTCTTGTTTTTTGAAAATATCTCAGTATTGGTCTTATTC